CACCACCTACCAGAAAAACAGTTACGGCGATGAAGACGACAGCTATCTGCAGGTGGAAACGTTGTTCAGCCTGATGTTTGTGACCCGCTATCTCCGCACAGCGGTGACCAGTAAGTTCGGGCGCATGAAACTGGCTGCTGACGGGACCCGTTTTGCACCGGGTCAGCCCATTGTTACGCCCAACATCATCAAAGCTGACCAGATCGCCGAATACCAGACGCTGGTGTTTAACGGTTACGCCCAGGATGCTGACGCGTTCGCGAAAAATATTATCGTTGAACAAAATGCGTCCAATCCGAACCGCGTTGACGTGCTGTGGCCGGGAACGCTCATCAATCAGCTGCGTATTTTTGCGCTGCTTAACCAGTTCCGCCTGCAGGCGCAGTCAACAGATACAGGAGCATAAATCATGGCTGATACCTCAAACCGCCTGGCCGGTACCGCCTACGTTACCGTGGACGGTGTGAGCGTGATGGTGGAAGGTTCCTTTAAATACCAGCCGTCCACTGTTAACCGCTCGACGCTGACGGGTATGGATGGTGTGCATGGTTATAAGGAAAAACCGGTTGCCGGGTACATTTCAGCTCGCCTGCGTGACAGCGGCGGCACCAGTGTCCGTGATTTTAACGGGCAGACCAACGTTAACGTGATCGCCGAACTGGCGAACGGGAAAACGATTATTGGTCGCGCGCTCTGGACGGTCAACGTTCAGGAAGTGGAAAGCGAAGATGCGATGTTCGATGTTCGCTGGGAAGGCCGTGAAGTGACGGAGAATTAATCTATGGCTGAATTAGAACGTACGAAGACCATTATTCTGACCGTCCCCCTGGACGATGCAGCGCAAAAAATACGTTATGAGCAGCTGGAACTGAAGGCCCCCACGCTGACTCAGGTTGAGAAGTTCTACGAAAAACAGGAATCCTCCACCTCGATTGCTGCAATGCGTTTGCTGATTGCCCTGGTGACAGACACCCGGGAAAGCGTACTGGCACCGATGGACTATGTGGATTTCTGCAAATGTAAGGAGTATCTGCTCGGTTTTTTGAACTGGAAGCCCTGACCGCGTGGCAGGAGGTGGCGGCTGACGTCACCTTCTATTTCGGGTGGAGCGACGAACGAGCATGGGGTATGACCCAGAAACGGCTGCTCTGGTGGGTGGCGCAGGCCAAACGAATTAATAAACTGAAGTCTGGAGATCAGGGCGATGAGTAATGCATTCGATTTCGAGCTGATTGCGGACGACAGGGTCAGCGCCACCATTGATGAAATCAACGAGGCCATTAAAAACCTGCTCCCTCAACTGGATAAGACGCAGGAAAAGCTTAACCTCGGCGGTGATGAGACGGTTGATAGCCTCGGCGGTGTTGGCAGTCAACTGGATAAAATGGCCCGTAGTGCACGGGATAACGTTCAGTTCATCGGAGATATCATTCCTCCACTGAAGATCGTCGGCGAGCTGGCAGGCAAGATGGCGGGGTTTGGTGCTGCCGGCGTTGTCGGATACGGCATAAAAAAGGTTGCCGACGGTTTCAGGGACGCGGCAAAAGAGGCTTACAACCTCGATACCCATGCGCAGAACACTGCTATGAGCGTCCGGGACTTTACGCAACTGGCAGGCGCGATGCGTATTCTGGGTGCTGACAGTGAAAGCGCCGCCGCTTCAATTGAGAGTGTCTTTAAGTCGTTCAATGAGGCGGCTAGCGGGAAAAATGCGGGCGTCATGGCTGCCATGTCGCAAATTGGCGCGCAGATCGAAAAGAACAGTGACGGCTCAGTGAATACCCTCAAGACACTGGAGTCGATTGCGAAAATTTTCCCGACCCTGCGGCCTGACCAACAAAAATCCGTTGCTGACGGGCTGGGTCTGACGCCAGAACTGCTGGCACTGATGCGTGAAGGCGTGAATTATAAAAAACTCCTAGCGAAATCCGAAAAATTTGGTCTGACAGTAGATCCTGAATTCAATGCGGAAATGTCAGAAGCCAATCGCCAGATGAATGAGCTTTACGCCCGAGCTGAAGGGCTGAAAAAAATAGCCACCAACGGTGCGATTAAAATTTTTCGACATGATCCTGCCGTTGATAAATCTCTCAATGATGCTCAAACATATGACGGGAAGGTCTTTTATCATGGTGATCGTGATAAAGATATTCGCTGGAAAGCGTTAAGGGATGATGAGTTTAAAGCCAGTCTGTCAGCTTCTGAAAGGCTCAACTTTACACTTAACAGACCCGATCCTGAGGTGGAGAAAAAGCTTAACGCCCGATACGGCGCAATGTGGCAGGCATATAGTCTGCAGGATGCACTATCTGCAGCTTTGCTACAAAAAGTTCCAGGCAATGAGAATATACCTTATAACGATGGGAGTAATACCACCAATACGATAGGATTCCGGAATCGCAATCCTGGAAACTTGAGAGGTGCCCCTAACTCAACAGGTAATAACGGCGGTTTCTCGAGGTTCTCTAATGATAATGATGGCCTTGCGGCAATGGCTCGTCAGTTGATGTTATATGGGGATCGCGGCAATAATACCCCAAATGGGATTATTCATACGTATGCCCCGAGCTCTGAAAACAATACCCGGGCTTATATTGATGATGTGACTTCCAGAACTGGCTTTGGTGCTGGTCAGCGCCTTGACCTCCATAACCCTGAAGTCCTTAAGACGTTGATGGCCTCAATGATCAGGCATGAGCAGGGCTCTCAACCCTACACGGAAGAACAACTCAAAAACGCGATAAGAACGGCCATCACGGATGATCGGTGGTCAGGAAAGCGTAGCCCGGAGCTACTCTCTCTGCAGCGGAACAATATCAACTCGATGCCGACTGGTGGCTATCGCCCGGAATCAATACTGGCGCCAAAGAAAAGCAACAGTGACTCGAATGCCGTCACCGATAACCTGGCCCGCTCCCTCAAGGATGCTTTCACAGAACAGCCGCTAAGACTTGAGATCGTTATGACTAACGATAAAGGCGAGCGGAAAACGTACAACGTTGAAAACAATGGAAAAAT